GCTCGATGACCTTGGTGCTATCTTGGACCGAAGGTCTGCTGAGCGTCTTGAGCGTAGTCTTGCTCGTACTCAGTCTGGCTTTACCACAGACTTACGTTCTCCACTGTACGGTGGAAAAGGCGTGTCGCGCGATACGCTTAAATCGGAACTTAAGTATGCGACGGGCACGACAGAGTTCCAGGAACTCGAAGACTTCGAAGAAAAAGAGATGAATGATTGGGGTCCTTTCTCGATAATGGTGCCTTATTCAGAGAGGCGTGCGGACGTCGAGAAGTATTGGAATCAACAAGGATTCCAACCAGATATATCGCTGTTTGAGCAGGCGGTATTGAAAGTCTCAAGTATTCTGTCTTCGCGAGCATTGCGGCCTACAGCTCCGGAAACGTCATATAACTTGATGCCAAAGGGCACTTCTCTTGGATTACCGGCTTTTACGTCGGACAAGAGCTTTGCACCAATGTACCTGGATATGGCGGTTAAGGTAGATAGTCCAGACCAGATTCTTCCCGCGGTTATCGGGTGGAGGGGACAAGCTAACGGAAATGAGATCCCGAAGCAACGTGTAGTCTGGATGGTTTCACATGTTGATACCATATTAGGCGGTACAGTTTTGTACCCTTTAATAAGTGCATTAAAGGAACACGATGGATTCTCCGCTTGGGTTGGTGATTGGAAAGTTGATGAGGCCATGACTCGTATACTTTCCAAAGCTGACGGTCGCCGGATCATCTCAATGGACTATTCTGGGTTCGACTCCAGCTTATCATCTGATATGCTTAATGCTGCAGATGATGTATTGGCTGGCTGGTTTAACGATCTCGGTGCTCAACGAATACGTCTACTTGGAGAAGCAGCAAATCGAATGTCGCTTGTTGTTCCATTCGAGCTGCTGTCAGGTAGAAACGGTGGGATGCCAAGTGGTACTGTGCTCACGAATATGCGTGACACTATTGCTAATCTCATAGCAGGAGTGTACATTGGCTTACGTTCTAAATCAGAGCTTGAGGACTATGAGGTATTGGGAGATGACTCTGTGTTCTTATTCTCAAATGATATGGACGCTGACACCGTTAGTAGTTGTGTATCTGAATTGGGGTTATCCTCAAATCCGGATAAACAGTTTGTGACTGATCATTCCGCCCACTTTCTCCAACGCTGGCACTCGCTTGAATACAAGATCGATAACCTGTGCGTCGGTGTGCGCCCTCTGATGCGCGCAGCTAATGGCATGGTTAGCTATGAGCGTTTTAGACAGGATTGGAACAAGTGGATGGATTCAGCGCGCTGGATAATGCAGGCTGAAAACACCAAGCACCATCCACACTTTGAAGCCTTCGTGACATGGATGAGAAACGGCGATAAGATCTTGAGTTCTGGAATCGACCCTCGCATCGTGTTCCAGAAAGCAGGAGGATCAGATGTAATCAGGTCTGTTCTTAACATCTCATCGTTCCCGTTTAACGTG